GGGTTTAATCATGAAAAATGAAATTACATCGGAGATGGTGCAAAATGTCAGTTCTGAGTTGGCTTTTTGTGAGTCGAACCGCCACGATGCTGCAAGGAGTGGCATTCAAGAAGCAGAAAACTATTGGGAATTAAAGGCTTTAGGGATTAAGGAAGCGTGCCGTACCCTGTTAGGCTGCTGGCCTGCTGTTTACACGGTTGCAAAAGTCGAGCGCCCTTATATTGTTGTGGCGTTTGGTGGCTCGCCTGATGATGTCGAATTTATAATTGATGCGAACACCTTCGAGTTCATTAAGTAATTTCCAGCCTGCCACCTGGCAGGCTACAGCCTGGATACGTGCGAGCGCATCCAAGCTGTAGCCTATACGGCGCAACGCAAACCGACCGAAAGGAAATGATATGAAACTAGTTGACAACTACCGCGGTAGATTTATCGACCTCGATATCGTAGCCGGCTATATGGACGAGGATATTCGGGAACGTTTGCATTCCGAAATGTCACCATGCGAGCCACAAGCGTTTTATGACGCATACGTTAAGGCTCATGAAGCGAAATATAATGAGCCGTTCGGTCCTGATATGGGTATCTGGTGAGATAGTAGGCTGACTATGCAACTACTCCAAACCCTTTTTCTTATACTCTGCCTGGTGTCCGTCGCCAGGTTTTGGAAAACCGAAAACATAAAACTCGTAGTTCTAGCGTTTTTCTTCCTCTGTATGGCCGCCGTTTAGAAAGGTAAACCCAATGGAAGTTCTTTACTGCATTTTTCTCTGCGCGTTTATGCTAGCCGCTACGATAGCGCTAGCCGCTGCTGCTGTGGTACTGCTCATGCTTATTAAATATATGCTCGAATAGAAAGGTATTAATATGGTTCATCAAATAATTCTACCAGTAGAACGCTCGGCAATAGTTAACAAATATCTGCCTGAGTTTGTCACGGCAACCAACCCCGTAGAGCAGTCGCTTGTATGGAAGAAAGTAATCCATGAGTTTCGCACTTGCACGTTTATCCAAACGGGCGACGACCGAATAATTGGTGGTCGAATATATTGGCTCGTGCCAATGCACGCATCTCGCATGACGTGGTATGAGATAGCTCAAGGCACGATAACAGCCTTCACCCGAGATAAGTACGTAGTTAGAAGCAACGGGCATAATCGGGTGATACACCCGAACCAAGTAGTGGCGATAGAAAGGAAGCGATGATATGAAGATGACCGTAGAACGCGAGTTACGCGTAGAAAACGCTTTTTCAGGCCAAATTATTTCGGTCAAGACTGGAGAGGTAAATCAAGAAAATTCCGAATTAGACCCCTGGCTTGCACGCACATACGCTCGGATGTACGGTTACGTTCTAACTAAGGGCGAAGAGGGCATTTTGATTTCATTCGATTTTGGGTTTGAGGATATCGGCGACGCCATAAACGCGTGCAAGGCCGCTGCCCTCGATAGACTTTATCGCGTACATGTAGAAGGCAACGTTTTGAGTTTGGAGTAGACGCATGAAAACGTTTGATGAATTTGATGAACTGGAAGTGCGTTATTCAGGCATAATTTCGCAGGCATTATACGAACTTCACACGTCTGGCGCAACTGCTGATGAAATTTGGGAACGCCTGGATAAAATTCGTGACGAATATCTCGCAGAATACGAGAAACGTTGTTTTACGATAATGAAGCACGAGTTTTTTGAAGTATTAAAAGGAAGGCCCGTCGTTAGACGGGCTTTTCTATTTCAATCCACACATGACAAGCATGTCCAGCCACATTTCGCGTGTGGCGTCGCTGTCGAAGTAGCATTCGCCTTGGGAATAGCTTCGCATGGCGAACTTAATCAGCGGGGCCGTGCGCTCGATTAGACGGGTATCTGGCGTCATGTCATGTCGCGTTAGAACAGCAATGGTCTTGTTCTGCGCCGGCTTTTGGTCAATGAAAACGTTTCCCGTATGGAAGTCCTGCCAGACGGCAAAGGGGATGCCCTTGAACTTCATAGCTACGATACAGTCGCAGCCTTTTGGTCGCTTCTTCACGAACAGCCCTGTTGCGTTCATGAACTCGTTCTGTTGTGCGTATTCGGCATAGTCCGAGCCAGCTGTGAACATGCCGATATTAGATTTGGCGGCATACTTCTCGAACTCTTCGCAGAAAGCGTTTTCGTAATAAGCGTGGCTTTTACCTACTTTGAAATAACGGCTAGAACCTTTAGGAATAGGCGTGATGTTCCATGCCAGGAACAACGGATTAACTAAATCGGCAGTGTTCGCCAGGCATACTATGATAACGCGGTTTTCTCGGCGGTCGAACGTCTCCCACATGCTCATTATCATATCCACGCAGTTTGGTGGATAGGGTACGGTCTTATTCTCTTTGATAAATTCATCGAGCACCATGAGTGTGCAGTTGGCAGTTGTCGTGCCTTTGTACGAATCGAACGAGGTGAGCGCGTACATTTGTCCCATGTTTTTCCACTTCGGCTTCCACTTCTTGGTAGCGTTTTTGGGCTTCTTCGAAACTTGCATCATGCGACCGCTCATGCGGAAGGTATAGCCAGGGAACTCGTTGTTTCTCTCGATATCGGATAAGAAGCCCTCGGGGCTGTGTAAGATTCGCTCAATCATCGAGTCGTTGTAACGGATGTATGCCCAAGTCTCGCCATTTTCGAGGTATCGTTTGATGCCTATCTTCTTCATGGCATATGTCTTGCCAAGGCTTCGTGGCCCTGTGCATAGGCGTATTGCGCATTTTGCGCCCATAAGATTGCTCGGGTCCCATCGGGCCCATTTAGGGATGCCGCCCATCAGTCCTCCAAAAATCTGTAAATCATCAAACCCCAACCCCAGTTATTATAATCCTCCACCGGGTCGGCTTCCACCTTCGGGCACGGCGCTGAGCCTGCTCCCCACGCGACCCCATCGCCCCAGTACCATCCCACGTGCTCCCCATACTGGTTGTACATGAGAATCAAGTCCCCAGGCTTCATGAGGTCGCGTTGTATTCCGTCGCAAATCTTGGTCGCGGTCGTGCGCATCGTGTAGGTTGACGTGCCCAGCCAATTGTATTTTCCGTCGGTGACCTTGTTCGCGGCCCACCAAATGCACGCCGAGCAGTCTGTGAACCCGCTCACGTCAGGCTCTAGGCGTCCTGCGCTTTGGGCGTATTGGAACTTGCCTTTGTTGGCTTCCCATAGGGCTTTCATCTTTTTGAATTCTTCGGTGCCGCCGCCTGTCGAGCCGCTGCCGCCCGTGCCAGGATATTCGGGAGCCGATGCATTGCGAAGCGGCAGCCACACGCCATTGCCTGTGCTGTGGCATACAAGCCTGTCTCCGTTGCCCATCTTCCCGTATACAATCAAGTCGTTTCCCACCTGTTCGATACGTCCTACGCTGCTCGAAACCTGGCCGTTGGTATCGGGATTGTTGCCAGGCGTGTAATCGCTTTGCCCGAAATCAGGTGGCGCGGATGTGCCGTCCCACGAATTGAGCAGTCCATACGCTTTGTTGTATCGGTTCGAATATCCCGACACGGGCCAAGTGTTGAGCGTGGCCGATAGGTACTCGCCAAGGCTTCTGTTGCCGCCTATGTTCGCCAAAATCTGGTTCGCGCTCGCTGGCCGCTGGTGGTACACGGTGAGCATGAAGATGGTTTCCTTCACCTTGCTTGTATCCATGCCCCAATCTTCGAGCGTCGAGAAAGCGCCACCTGTGCCGAACACCCAATTCATGAAAAATTCATCCTGCACCTTATGGTTCGCCGCGTCTTGCGCAGAAGCCACCCACGAGTTCGCATCGTCGTTGTAAAGGTAAAAGCCGCTCCACCAATTCCATTCGCTCGAATGATGGGTGTCCACCGCATTACGCAGTCGGCTGCTGAGCTTGGCATAGCTTTCCGGCGCATCGGCTTTGAGCTTTTCCATCAGGGCGCACGCGTTCGCGCCGTAAAACTGGCCGATGCCAAGCGTGATGGGGTCGGACATGTTCACGCTCGCGTAGTCGCATCCTGATTCGACCGTGCATATTACGTACTCGGTATATTGCTGCTGCTCTTTAGTCCAGGCCATTTCGTCTCCAAATACAAGTGAACCCGCAGTGCTTACCAGATTCCTGCGGGTTCGTGGATAATCGTCGGTATCCGACTTCTCTATTTTACGTCAATTTTGAAAAGCTGCGCAAGCTTCGAGCCCGCGAGCTCAGGACTGAGCTTGCAGATATTCTCGAAGATGCTCACGATTTCGGTGAGCATGATGAACACGCACACGGGCACGAACAAGGGGAGCGTGAACCCCAAGTCGATGTATTCCATCGCCCATTCAATCATAGCCGCCAAAAGCATGGTCAAGACGAACCCGCACTTGTGCCATAACCCATCTCGCATTTTCGTCGAGTCCACTGTTTTGTTCGCGACGGCTTGCGCGAAGCCCGTGATTAAATCCAGGGCGATGAACCCTAGCGCGAAAGCTGTGATATGCCAATCCATCTCATTTCCTTTCAATCATGATTTTGTACTCGTCATTCTCTAGCACAGTAGCAGATACATTGCCATCAGCATTGCTGCTGGCGGTGCTGCTATCGCGATTATCTCCCTTAGCATAAGCCCTCCATTGTTTCTCGGTGCCATAGAACAGCGAGCAGTCCAGGTTTTCATTATATCCGCTTACTCGTCCATCCGAGCAGAATTGCCAAGCCACTACATTGCCGTCGGCTTCTGGGCATTCCCAGCTTTCGGCCGTCTCAAAGCTCGGGGAGGCAACAGCTGGATACTCCGCTATCCACCTGGCGCAGTTCGGATTAACCCCACCTTGGTTGAATCGCCATGGATTCGCGTAAATCCAAGGCCAGACGTTCGTTATAAGGTGAACGCGCTCCACGAACTCATTCACCCATTTGACAGGTTGCTCGAAAACAAGGTTTCCGTCCAAATCATACACGCCATCCCAATCGAGGATAGGTATTCCCTTGCGGAAATACCCTTGGCAGTTGCGAACAAAGAATTCAGCTTCCTCGCTTGCGCTGTTGCTGCCAGCGAAGTGGTAGAAGCCCCAGGGCTTGTTCGCGTTGATGCACTGCTGAACCCATCCATCGCAGTACGTGTCTACGAACGTTACAGCATCGGTGGCCTTGCAAATAACGCCGTCGATATTGGGAAGAAGGGCAGGGATATCAATACCTCCCTGCCAGTTCGATATGTCGATGAAGCGCATCATGGCTACTCGATTGCCCAAAGCGCGTATGAGCGCGTAGTATCAATAGCCTTGATGTTGGTAACGCTGGTACTATTTCGAGCTTGAACCGTTCCGCCATAAATTTCGGCTACCTTTTTATCCCCGCTTGTGATGCCGCTCGGGAATTCGGTGTAAAGCGTGCAAGTAATGTTCGACACTCCTGAGAAAAGCGAGTCGAAGCGGGCGTTTTTCAGATTTCTGTACAGCGGCTCCGCCGCGTAGATGGTGTAGCCAGCGAGCGCGTAGATGCCTGCCCACGTTTTCCCGTTGGCATTGATTTGCGAATGTTTCAAAATCATCAGCACGTCGTTCGAAGATGCCTGAATGGAGATATTGTAGGGTAGCTCGCCGAGCTGCGCTTGCACAGATGAAACGTCCTGCATGTAGCCGACAGTGAGTTGCGTGTTGGGGTTGCCGTCGCTCGAAGTGGGTACCTGCGTAGTGCCGTCGAACACAATGCCGAACAAGGAATTGTAATCGCCAACGCCCCAGCCCTTCGGCATTTCGGTCCCAACGTCAACGCTCCAAACGCAGCCAATATGGTTGTCGGTGAATGCCGTGGTAGCAATCGGGTTGTTATGCAGCCAAAGCTTTCCGCCGTAGATGGTGGCCTGTTCGATTTCCTCGCGCCACACGAATCCCAACGTTTCGTCGATGGGAATAGTCTTGATGTATTTAAGCTTGTCTGTGAACACGTTAATGCAGTTCGAACGGCAGCTCAAGAATACCGAATATTCCTTGGAATAGCTGCAGCCTTGCTGCATGGAGTATTCTTGGCCTGCGCTGCTCGGCAGATACACGCTTCCGATTTTGCTCGAAACGGTGCATGCCTTGTTGACGTAATAGAAATTCGTCAGGTAGTCGGTTGCCCAGTAATATTCGTTGTCGGTGTCCTTGTAATGGCCGAAGCCCCAGCATGCGCCCAAACCGAACTGTGCTGCGCTGATGGTCTTGGTCAGCGTGATGGAGCTAGACGTTACTTGGAAGAAATAAATCTGGTTGCCCTTCGCGGTCGTAGAGCTGCCGGCCAAAATGAGCTCGCCGTTATAATAGCTCATGCCATTTCCATGGAACTCGGTATCGCCAATGTCATACGTGGCTACAACGGTGCCCGTGCTCACCTTATAGAGCGTCACTTGGGACACGTCAGTGCCGTAGCCGTAGATGGCGTACAAATCGTCTCCGCAAGGGCACCCGCCCTGGCGGTCGTAGTTGCCAGTAGTGCGGAACAGCGCGGCAGCGTTCGTGACGTGATTGGTGATTCCGTCGTATTTGGTCGCGTTCTCCAGGCTGTCCAAGCCCTCGTGCAACTCGGCGATTGACGCGGTATGGTCCGCCACCTTTTCTTCGAGCCTGCTCACGCTCGTGGTCAGGTTGTCCGTATCGGTTTCGAGCTGCTCGATTTGCGTGGTATGCCCCTCAACGGTGTGGTTGAGCTTGGCGAAGTCCTTGCCAGCTTGGTCGGCCTTGTTTGCCGCGTCATGAACAGCGGTGTCAAGGGACAGCATCGCGCCGTTGAAATCGCCGAGCCACGTGGGTTGGTCAGTGTCCACGAACTGCGGCAGTTTGTAATTGAGGGTTTCATTCGTGTGAGACATTTTTACTCCTTAAATAGCGAAAGCAGTATAGGCAGGGACTAGGTAACATACCTCATGTGACCCAGTGCAAGGCCACGACGGCACGCCATTATCAATACGTACGGTATCAATGAACTGCGCATCAACCTGTACAATACCGTAGAAAGATAGCGCAGGGTTAAATACAACAGGATGTTGGCTCCAATCTTCGCAATTACATCGAACACGCACCGTATTCGATGTGTAATATATGCCGTCTTTATACACAATGTTGCCGACTGCGACGTATGAGGTGAACGGCGCTGTGTTAGAAGTGGCAACTGTAATTGTTTCGCCAGCTGGGACGGGGACAATAGCGGTGGTCTTTTTGCTCGGCGCATATGCATACACGCCATCAGCCGTAACAGCCCATTCCCCATCGTCTCGGTTGCTCACCTCATGCGTCAGCTTCACGACGCCCGCAGTGGTCTCGTCCGCGTCGGGAACGTCCAAGCCGCTGCCTGTGTAGCGAAGGTTATCGCCAATCGGGACTTCAAGCATCCCCGTGTTCTTATTCACGGTCACGCCGTTTCCGCATGGGATATAGAGCTTTCCCGTGTCGGGATTGAACATAAGGCCCGAGCCTTTATCGGGCGTCTTGATGTTCGCCATATCCGTTGATAGCCCTGCGACCTGCTTCGCCAGCTTGCCTACCGCACCCGTGCCGATGGCGTTCGCGAGCGTCTGAATCATGCCGTTTCCTACTGCTCTCGTCATTGTTCCCCCTCATACGTGATAAGCGCGAAAGCCACGTCGTATTCGCGCGCTTCCACGCCCAAGCCGTCGTAGCCTGCTGCCGTAAGCTCCTTGGCGTCGTATTCGCCTGCAGGGCTTGCGAAGATTCGGTCGAAATCGTAGATGCGCTCGCAGACGCTTTTAATCGGCCTGATATCGCCGTACGTCGGGTCGAACACCGTGCCGGGGAATTCTGCGAGCTGGTTGATAAGCCGAAGCAGGTGGTTGTACTTTGTATCAACGTCCCCCTTGATAGCAGTGTCCTGCGCGTCTACATAATCCCTGATGTCTTTGTCCTGCGTATCCGCGTACGCTTTGAGGGCTTCCGCAGAAGCGTCAATCATGGCTTGCGCCGTATCGACGTCGAGCGTGTTCATATCGAGCGTGGACGCGTACAGATACAGCCAATGGATTTGGTCCTCCGGCGTGCGCATCTGGTCGAACGTCACCGAATCAAGCCCCGTATACCCAGGCATGCTAGGCTGCAGGTTCTTCGCCTGCGTGCTCGCCGCGTTCTGGCCCGTGAGAGCCGTGAACCCATAAGGCGCATACATGTCACTTCACCGCCTCTCGCTGCTCTAGGATGTCGATGGCTTCCGCCACTTCTGCCAAACAGGCCATAAGGCTCAGATGGAGTTGGTGGAGAGCCTTATACATCGCCACATCGTCCATCTTCATGGCCCGCTGGGCTTCGCTCGAAATGTACTCCGCCTGGCTTTCGAGCTTGATTCTCTGATACACCAAATCGTGCTTGTGCACTGTTCCTCCTTACATCGGCAAATCGTCCCAAGTCTGCATGAACAGCGGTTCCAGCGCCGCGAATACGAGGTTGTCCGTTGCCACGAAACTCGAAGCCATCATATCATAGACGGCATTGCCGACGCTCCCCGAGATAGTTTCGTAATGCGTCTTGGATGTGCCCTTTTGGCTTCCGTCGTTCGTCTGCTTGTTCAATCCCGTGAGGTATTGCTCGCCGTCCGGGTTGTTCAAGAAAACCTGGGGAGTGCTCGAAGCGGTCGCGACGCCGACGCCCGTCGAGCTGCCCTCGCTCTCGCTGTCGTTCCAGCCCTGCGCGGTCGCGAACGGGTTGAATTGCTCCCTGCGTACAAGCTCATACACCTTGTTATAATTCGGCATCTGCTCGTTCATGCGCCTGTTTAGATAGAAAATGAACATAGCGGGCGTGTCGCTCGCGATTCGGCGGTAGGCGAAGTGATTCCAAATCGCGCGGTTGAGCTTTTCGCGGTACGCTTCATCGAAAATGGGGTAATCCTGCATTCCCCAATCGTAGCCCAAGGCGTCCGTCACGTCGCGAAGCGTGTACTGGTGCTCTTCGAGCGTCGTGAAGTCGTTGTTGCTAAACGTTAGCATTGGTGGCTCCCTCCTCGGGATAGATTTGTCTGCCGCTGTCCAAGAACTGCGAACCTTCCGCGATGGGCCACGAATCGTCGGTTTGCGGCATATGCGGAACGCTCCACTTCACGTCGCAGTTCCAGCCATACATATCGTTTATCTTCTGACAGAACTCCTTGCGTGGCTTCAAAAACGAATTGCGCTGAATCATGAATTGCTCATTGTTCGCCAAAGTCTCGGCGGTCTGTACGCGCTCCTTCTTTTCAGCAGCGGCGTTGTTGTCGATGCCAAGCATCGTATAAACCGCCGACACGATTTTAAGCTCGTCGTTTAGGATATCCGACCCCGCATACGCTGCCTTGTTCATGGTCTGCAGCACTTGTATGTTTACCGCCTGCATTCCGCTTGCGTTCATGAAGATGGCTGGCTGTCCCGAATCAATGCGATTGTACATGTCCTGGGCCTGCTTCTTCGAATACTCGTCCACGCTTATAACGTATGGAACGCGCATCGCCCTCACGTGCTGGTCTACTGTCGTATCCATGTCGGCCAAGCGCTGCGCCTGCCTATCCAAAAGCTGCATGATGGGAAAACGCGCCAGGTTGTCCCAACAGATAACGGCATCGGGATGCATAATCTCGCATTTCTTGCCGTATTGGTTTGAGCCCGAGCGGTCGAACCAATAGTTGCAATGGCGACGTTGACGGTTACCGTTCGGACTGTAGATATCAATCGTGTTCGGGTTACGGTACAAATCGAGGTTGCCTACAGGCGTCATGCGTCCTGCCCAATACGTCATGATGCCCGAAGTCGAGCGCTTGGTAGCGGCGAAGCTCCCCCAGCCGCAAAGAAGCGTTTCGAGGTATCGCGCGTCCATGCCCTCGGGCAGTCCGCTCCATTCGAAGCGGGAAATGGCGGCAGTCCAAAATAGCTGCCGCCAATAATCGTATGTACGGTATTGCTTTACCGAAGCTTGCCACCTTTTTGTATAGCGTTTTCCGAAACACGCAACATCAGGCGGCACGAATTCGGCTGGGTCGAAAATTGCAGGTGTCATTCGCTCTCCTTTCATCAATACGAGATATTATACAGCGGCGCATTGTACTCGGCTTGGTCAGTCGGACGGAGCTCGGTATGCTTGATATCGTTGGGGTTTCCCCAAACTGTCACGCCGCGTTCGAGGATGCCACGAATTACGTCTTTCTCTGCTTCATTGGCCTTGGCGCAGTCGATATACGTTTCCGACGCTTTCCAATAAGAGAACTTCTTCATGACTTTGAGCTTTGCCATGCCGCCCTTGATATTAATATATCGGTGAATCTGGTTGCCATATCGCAGCATGTAGTCGCATGCGCCCTGGAAAGCCGCGCCGTATGCCTGCTTGTACACGATGCCGAACCCCGAAAGGCCATTCTTCCACATGAAGCCGTTGCCGCCGAGCTGTCCCGCCGTGGATGGCGGTGTGAGCTGAGCGTCCTGGTAGGCGGCATTGATTCCCCGGATTGCGTTCTCATAATCGCCCTGATTAACCTGATTTGCCAGACTCAAATTGTTGCCTGCGACCTGCCGCGCGAGGTTGACGTTATTGGCGTTCTGCGTCGCGCCTGTCATGTTGCCGACGATATCCTGCGCGCTTCCCCATGAATTCGCGCCAATCTGGCCCATGGCGTTTCCAAGGGCGCTGTTTACAAGGCCGCTGATGGAAGGTGACGCCCATCCTCCAATTCCGTCCTGCGAAATAACCGGGGCTGTAACAGCCTGCTGTCCGATGGCATTGGCAAGGCCGCCAGTAGACGCGTCGAAATTCGCCTGCGTAGTGTTGGCTCCCATCATGGCGTTGTTGTAGGCGTTCTGCGCCCCCATATTCGACTTGTCGAGCGACCAGGCTGCATTGGAATACTGATACTGGCGCGTGTTCGTGGTCGAAGCCATATACGTGATGTAATTGTTGTTGACGATGGAAAATTGCGGGAAGTCCGTCAGCCAAAGCGCGGTATCGAGGAAGTCGCCGCTGTCAATGACGCAGGTAGAAGGCTTTCCATCGCCTAGCCTGATATATTGATAGGTATCCGTTTCGAAAGATTCGTCCGAGCCGTTACAATTGTACGCCGTGGGAACCATCGCCACTCGGGCGAATGGCGCGATGGCGCAGCACACGGCCAAAAGCGAAATCTTGTTTCCCCACAAAAGCTCAGGGCGAAGGAAGATTGAATTCCCTGAATAGGTCGTGAGCTCCACGACGGAATACGGATAGCAAAGCAGCTTCTTATACGGCCGCATCGCGTAATCTTGGCCGAAGCCCCATTCTGAGAGCTTCCTATAGACATCGGTAATCTCGATATATCGTTTGCCTGTGAGCGCGTCGGTATCGCCGATGAAATGCATCATGACGCCAGAATTTCCGAAAAGCTCAACCTCTGGGCCTGCACTCAAAAGGCGCGATGGGAAGGTAGTCACCGATACGATGCATTGGGCTACCCATGACTTCTGCTGCAACGCTTCCATGAATTGCTTGAATACGGTTTGCCGCATGGAATACACATTGCAACCCGAGGGCAAGCCGTCCGCCGATTGTCCGTCAGCCACGTTGAGGTTCGGCGAATCAATCGTGCCAGGGTCAGCAGCCAAATTGGCCGTGGACGTGACGATAACCCACCCAAGCTCCCCGCTGTCCGGCTCGGTGAACGGAAACCATTCCTTGCCGATAATCGCATACGTGTTGCCTACGCTCACGCCCTCGTCTATATCGCAATATCGGCGCAGGACGTTGCCCGTGATAGCAGTAAGGCTTTGGCTCATGGCCGTGTTGGAAATGGCCGCATGCCCCGATACAGCAAAAAGGCGGTCGATGGATACCCCGAATTGATATGTTTGGATAACGTCGAGCTGCAGGGTAATCATCGTCGTTTGTGGATTGATATAACTGGCAGAGGTAATGAAGTAGCACAACCGAATTGCCTGCTCCTCGTACTCCACAGGCTGCATGGGGTTTTGCACGACAACATAATTGTATTTGTACGCTGCCGAATACGGCACAGGGATATTGATAGGCTCATTCGGCGGAAGGTATGAGAACTTGGCCGAAGTCCATCGCTTCGAATCGCACGAGTAAGCGTCATCGAAATAATCATCTCGCTGCTTTTGATTGTCCCAAATCACGATATCTCGGTAATTCGCATCCCAAGGCACCTGCAGCAAAACCACTTCTGTGCCTACGGGCCACGTGTTAGGCGTTAAAACCTGGGGAATGTCTGGCATATATCCTCCTTAAAAGAAAAAGGGCTGCTCTTGCGAACAGCCCTCATTATAAGCCATCAGGTTGATTACGCGGTAACGGTCACGGTTACCTTTGCAACAACGTTGGGCTTGGTCGGGTCTCCGCCCTTCGCGACGAGCACGATGGTGGTAGAGCCCTCGGCGATGCCAGACACAGTTAGAACATCGTCTGCCACAGCGGCGACGGTAGCAATCGAATCGTCTGCGCTGTAGGCTTCATAGCTCTTGTCGGTGCCGCTGACAGGAGTCCAACTCAGCGCGGAAGTCGCGTTAGCGCCAACCTTGACATTGACGTCCGCGCCTGTGAGGGCCGTCATATAGGTAGAGCCTGCCACGTTGACGGTATAGAGCGCCTGATACTGCGAATCGGCGACAGACGTAGCGGCAATAGTCACCTTGTCGATATCGTGGCAGTTGCCAGAATGGAAAACGCCGTTCGAATCAACGAACATTTCTGCAGGCAACGTCTGCACAGCGCCGCGACCGTTGAACGCCTTGATGGAGTAAACAACGGCCTGATTGGGCGAATTCGTGCCAGTGACCTTGGCGATAAGCTGCACTTCCTCGCCAGGCTGAATGTTCGAAGAAGTGTTGCCTGCAGCGTCCTGCAGCGTGACGCCAGTGTAAGTTGCCTGAGCAGCCGTAATCTCCGAATCGGGGCGCGTGGAGAACATCGTTGCGCCGAGGAAGATGGAGTACGAAAGCACCTGCCAGATATGGTAGAAGGTATTGTAGGAAAGGTTGTCAGGGTTCATCGGCGCGACCATGGAAAGCGGACCCAAGGTGTCCGCGACCTGGAACCATTCCTCGTCAAGCAAAAGCGCCTGGCAACCCGAAATAGGCAGCTCGTCGAGCACAATGATATCGTCGGCCACAAGCTTTTGGCCCTCATTGTGGAAAGCGAAAGACATGTTGGCGGCTTCGAGCGCAGCGTTCACGTCAGCGTCGATAATCGCGATAAGGCGGTTCGATTTAGTCGCAAGTCCCTTGTTGCGGCCCTCAGGCGAATACTCGGTGCGGAAATACTTCATTTTGGTATAGGTAGCATTCATTGCGCGAATAAGCTTGATGCCGCGCTCCACCTGCGTATTCAGGTCGTTCCCCAAGTTGTGCAAATCATCAACCTGAATGTTCCAAAAGCCCCACAGATTGTCGTAGGTCTGTGTCAACGAACGCATCAACAGATACTCGTCGTTGTTCGCCGAAGCGATGGGAGCTTCGGTGAGCGAATTGAAGAACGCGGAGATGGATTCGCCCTCGATGAACGAACCGCGCAAAACGTCCTCCATGGGGATATTGATGATGTATTTATCACGACGATTCTCGGTATGGAAAATCTGATGGATATCCGGCTCACGGCCCTCGCGCCCGAATACGTTCTCGGCTTTCGCGTCGTACGCACGCGCCTTGATAAGATTCGCCTGAACTTCTTGAATGGTACGGCCGTAACGCAGCGCAGGTCGCTTGAGCTTCGACAGAGGGTTGGTGAAATTCATGCGGTCGTTGATTTGCACGCGGCCGATACGGCCGAGGAACACATTCCAAAACACATCCCAATTGGGCGTATAGTTGTTCATCGCCTGCAGCGTAGCCGCGACGCTGCCTTGAGTGGTAGCGGGTACGCGCTCTTTGTAGTCGTTTGGCGCATACTTGCGCACGGTATCAAGAATCTGGGCATTGGTCAGATTCAAACGGCCCTCTTCATTTGTCAATTTAGATTTTGCTGCCATGGTATCTCCTTACAATCCGAGCATGGAATCGAGGTCGAGGGCTTCGCCATCCTCGCCGAAATCTTCCGGCTCTGGGTCGGTATCCGCATCCTCGCGGCCGATAGAAATGGTCGCAAGCGCTTCTTTGACTGCCGCAAGCTCGTCTTGCATCGCGGAAAACTGCTCACGAAGCTGTTCCACTTCGCCCCAATCATGCTCTTCGACTTCCTGCTGCTGTTCCTGGGCTTCCTCTTCCTCGGCAGGGTCTCCGCTTTCCTCTTCGCGGGTTTCCTCTGCTTCGGTCTCTGCCGCCTGGGTTTCGTCCATACTAGCACCTCCATATTCGCGACGATATGAACGGCCATATAATAGCACGAAACCCCAGCCCGTGTTTCGGGTGGGGTTTCTCATGTTGCCCAGCTCACGTTCCTAGCCCATGGAAGTGTGCCCACTGGGCGCGGTCCCTGTTAGGGTTGCGGTCGCGCCATCTATCCGCCTGCGGCATGAAAAGAACGCACCGAGCTATTACATTATGGATGAAGCCTATACACGCTGTCAACCAATACCACGCCGCCTGGCACGGTTTTCGGCATAAGCTTGGCGTGCCCGGGAATGATATCGCCGTTCTCGTCGGTATTCGAGAAACCATAGTCGAAATTGTCCCAAGTAACCAACTCCTTCACCGAATCGGGCATGCCTGCACACGTCACCGAGAATTTTCCGTTCAAGTCCCAAATATAAGCCTTAGTGCGAAGGTGCTTCGCCCTGCTGAATGAACCCTCAACCTTCCAATTGCATAGCGCCGTATCGTCAATGGGGATGCCGCTAGGCGTTTCAGTGCCGAGCAGATGCATCGAATCGGTATCGCAGTAAACGAAGCGGTCGCGATTATCCATGATGGCGAACAGCAATTCGCGCCTGGCATATGCTGTGCAAAACGTTCCCACAGGAAGATACACCGGGTCTCGATATTCTGCTTCTCCGAGCACGTAATGCACAGTGCCGTCAATCATCACGGGACGTTTCGAAGTAACGTCGGGGTTTGTCGCGAACTTTCCATAAAGGTTATTGAGCATCAGTTTCGCAAGCTGCCGCATTCCGCCTGTTGACGTTTCCTTCACATGGCCCCAATAGTCTATATACGCATCAAACATCCCCGTGCGCTGCTGGAACTTGTATCCGCCAGCGTACTCGATAACGTCGATATCGTACATGCGCTGCATAATCTCCCAATCGACCGAAGTAACGGTTATCTCAACTGGCGAAATCGTCTCGCGCACGTATTCATGCTGTCCATAGAACCCCCTGCCTTTGAGCTGAATACAGGGTATTCCATCCTCTTTGAGAGAGAATTCGACGACCATTCGTTGCACGTAAAGCGGATATTGCTTATCGTATTCGTACTCTCCCTCGAAAAGGATTGGCACGCCGCACGGATATGGATACTTCTTCATGACCGAGGGATACATCGAATTGTAGTCCACCGACACGCCAGGGCCAACGACCTTGCCCGCGTACTTTGGTTCGACGTAGGTAAAACCGCCGCGATATGACTTGCGTATATCCGCGTCAGCTTCGAGCGAAAGCGTCGGAAACCATGCCTTGAATTTCTTCTTTCCGAGCTGCTTCTTGAAGAAGTCGAACGCGTTCGCACCTATCGTCATTTTCTCCAAATCCTGCTCGAAGTTCTGATAGAGCGCGTGCGCAGGTATCTGCACGTCATGACAGATATATTCGACTTCTTCTGGCGTGAGCTTATGCCCAGGCTCACGATACGCCCGATAATCAATGCGGCCCTTTTGTTCAGGTGTGTTGAAAGTTTCCCCCAATTTGTCCACCGACATGGGAAAAACCTTCAAACTGTCCCGGTAAATGACACGCTGCCCGTTCATGAAATGAATCTCGATTTGATAGAATTTGCCCTTGTTCGAAATGAGCGAGGTAAATTCACCACAACGGGGATATTCCGGCACCCACTCGTAACCGCAACGCATTAGGTAGTCGATGATGAACTTTCCATCAAATCCAAGGTTGTGAAACCAGGCCACAGAACATTCGCCACGAGATAGCCAATTCATGAACGACTTGATTGAGTTGCCATATTTTATGTTGTCTATATTCGCGACCTCGCAAACGGCCCAGGCCCAAACGCGGCAATCGTCTGGGTCTGTGGTGGTCTCGAAGTCGGCGGTAAATACGGACGGCATGACTAAATGATATTCGAACCGCGAGCCTGAACCATTTTCTTAGCTGTACGCTTCATGCCCGTGAGCTCGCGTTTCCTCCGGGTCTTATCGAGACGTGCAATGACTTTAAGCTCGTCGTAACCGCCGCCAATGGCCTGTGCCTTATACAAATAAGACCGTATATCGTCGAACGTATCGCTGCTCGTAGGATGAACACGAGTCCCAGGCTCGCGCGACGCAGCCGACACATACTCAACGGACATAAGCTCCCACACTGGCAAGACCGAAGACGCTATATCGAACTGGTCAGGAGTCATGTTTCTAACCAGTTCGCTCAAATCGGATAATCCAAGCGTATCGAGCATCGCCATCATATTCCTCTTCTGAATCTTGCGATAATAAGCGAACTTATGCTTATTTCGAGCTTCGAAATTCTTAACGCGTCGCTTAGCCACAGCCAACGAACGCGGTTCTGTCATTTTATCCACGTCGATAGGCGTCAACAAGCCGCCAATAGATTCCTGATGGGCCAACAGCCCCTTCTGATGTGCTCGATACTGCTCCCACAAGTCGGGCGCGATGCCTTGTATGCGCTTAGTCTCGCTCGCAACGAACTTGTTGTGAGCCTTGATAAGCCGGCGCGACTGGATGATGTATGACTTTGGAATAACATCGCCAGAAGCCGAGCCGACGTAAGAGCCTTTTTTGTTAAAACGGTCGAGCTGCTTGGCATAACGCCTACGCTGAACAGGCGTCATGGACTTTACGCTGCTCCATAATTTGCGCGGCGATACCTTGTCAATACTCTCCTGCGACGCGCCCTGCTTACGCAAACGATATTCCTTGTCGCGCGTTCGCTTTTGCAAAGTGCGGATATCGTCCAAGCTTACGTCGACTGTATTCGCCATAGGTACCACCCTCGAACTAAAAAGGGCTGCAAATAACAGCCCTTCCAACTCTTCCCAATCTTAGTGCCCTATTAAACTACTGAACCACGCTGAAATATTTCATGGAACGGCCACCCTGGAGCTGTTTCATGCCGAACTCGATAGTAATTGGCTCGTCTGCAAAGTCCTCGCCAAAAGCTGCCACCAGATTTTCAGCCGAACGCGCGATGCCGTCAGACTGCGAAAAATACGCGCCGTCTTCGGTGATAAAGGTGGTGAACTTGGCAGGGGAAACCTCGCCCGTCATGGCATCAATGCGAGAACCGGACTGAACGATAACGCCCTGGAGCGTCAATCGGTCAATGTGTGAATCAGTGAGCGATTCGGCGCTGTTGAGTGCATTGAAAAGCTTCACCTTGCCCATACGGGACTGAGTGTCGAACGCGAGCGCGGAGCAGGTGGTTTCGCGGGTGGTTTCGATAGCGGTGGTTTCCTTTGCGCATGTGATTTCTTCTACCATGATTGTTTCTCCTTTACTTGACTTCATGGGCTGTTGCAATGAACTCTTCCACGGACATTTCGTACACGTGGGTTTCTTTGTCAATCTTGTTAATGACGATTGACTGGTTATGCCACTTCTTGCGAAGAATGACACTAGCCTTGTTGCAAGACACGTCTTGAGGAATAACGTCCACGAAATCTTCGAATTCCCCGTACTCGTTGACGCACTGCCCTAAACAGGCTGAGGTGGTAATGGTACGTTTGATTTTGTTTACGTATGGCATTGGGTTTCCTCCTTT